ACCAGGTGTTCCCCTATTACGAATACTTCGTAGTAGGGGGCGCGAGGGAGCTCGCAGACCGAAGAGACTGGTACCTAGGTCTCGACCGAATAATAAGCGGTCAGGCCAAGGTGGTGCTTGTCCCTAAGGATAGTCGTGGACCGCGTCTTATTTCCTGTGAACCATTGGAATACCAGTGGATTCAACAGGGATTAGGACGGAAGTTTATGGATCATTTGGAGTCCTGTTGGATTACCAAAGGATACATAAACTTTAGGAACCAAGAAGTTAATCGTGGCCTCGCTCTGACTGGTAGTGATACCAGGGAGTGGGCTACGATCGACCTCAAGGATGCCTCGGATCGTGTGTCTCTTGATCTCGTACGCCGGGTATTTGCAAAAGTACCTGACGTTTTAAGAGCTCTTGAGGCATGCCGAACGACCGCTACTAAGCTTCCAGATGGAAGCGTTCTCCCACTCAAGAAGTTCGCTCCGATGGGGTCAGCATTGTGCTTCCCTGTCGAGAGCTTCTGCTTTTGGAGTGTGATTGTAGCGACTGTGACGCTTCGTACGCGCCTACCACGGCGCTACGTCGAGCAACGAGTGTTCGTGTATGGGGATGACATTGTCGTTCCCACCTCATGGGCACCCGTTGTAATCAGCGCACTTGAGGGAGTTGGCTTGAAAGTCAACCTCCAAAAGTGTTGCACAGCTGGTGACTTTAGAGAGAGTTGTGGCATGGATGCCTTCAAAGGCGTCGACGTCACACCTGTCAAAGTCCGAAAGCTGTGGACTGGTCGCCACACTGATGCGAACGCCTACGTCGCTTATGCCGAATACGCGAATCATTTTTCGCGTAAAGGCTATCACGATGTAGCCTCGTTTATACGGGGGGAGCTCAGTAGGGTCTACGGTATTTTACCGTACGGATCCCCAAAGGCTTCGTACCCGTGTATTGAGGTTCCAAGTGCTTGGCAGGCGCTTGTCATGAATGACAAGTTACCCCTGAAGAGCAGATGGAATCGTTCACTCCAGCGTCTCGAGTTTCGCGTCAACCGGATAAGACCGGTTCGGCGACCAAGTAAACTCGAAGGCTGGTCGCGTCTCACCCGCAATATGATGCAGGGTGTAGGCGACGAACCATCGGTG